CATCTTCCCTTCAAAGGAAATAAAATAAGGTCATTACCTGTTAACCTTACAAGCTAAGGGTTTCCCCTAAGATGAGACGCAGTCGCAATAAGGACAGCCCTAATGATAATGAGACTCAGTCGCAATACTGGCAGGTCGCCAGCCCGTACAATGATACTGAGACTCAGTCGCAATAGAGCCAACCGCAACAGATGGGTGGGGGCGGTCCGAAGTCCGTAACTTTGCGGTTTCCCTGTTTCATATACCACCCCTTAAAAAAATACCTCACTCAAGGGGCTATTGGGCTCAGCCCATCTTAAGGCTGTCAGTCCAACCGTGGTCAATCTTAGGATTCCTTTTATTTCGCTACGCTAACTTATTAGTCCCTTATGGCTTGGCTATCTTAAGATGTACATATTGTACCACATGGGTTTCACTCGTCAAGTCCCATGGTATTATTTATTCCTTAATGAGACGGAGTCTCAATAATAATAATATAAGTATTGACTTAATGAGACTGAGTCACAACAGTACGAATCATGGAGGACAAGGAACAATTAATAAAGGAGATATCCGAGGCTATCAAACAGGTAGCTGAGAAGAAGGAGACCTTTCAGATGAAGAGCCTAAGTCGGTACAAGCCAGAGAAGGTAGCTGAGATTCTGTACTTGTTCAGCACAGGCAATAGCCAGACCCGATTAGTAAAGAAGTACGGCTTTGACAGGGCTACGGTAATAAGTGTAGTAACTGATTACGCTGACCATCTGGGTAAGTTCAAGGACCTAAGCGGTAAGCTAGCAGCTAAGAACTACCTGAACCTGTCCAGCCTGGAGGAGGACCTAGTTGACAAGGTTCGGGACAGAATGGAGAATGACCCAGAGATGGAGGTCACATTCAGGGATTTAAAGGAGCTATCAATAGCAAAGGCTAATGCGGCTCGTGAAGCTCTTACGGCTCGTGGTGAGGCAACGAACATAACTGAGGAACGCAAGGTGTATACTCAGGATGATTACGAGAAAACAATCGAAGCCGCCAAAAAGAGAATCGCCGATGCGAAGAAGGTAGATGCCGAGATAATAGATGTAAAGGATTAAAATGTTTATGATAGACGAAGAACACGAAAACATATATGCGGACGTTCGAGCGATACTTGGCGAGCACTTCCCGAACTTCTGCTTCATAGTAATGGATGACTCAGGTGATTTTTATTATGACTACACCAATGCTCCCATCGGTAAGATGCTTATCAGTGAAATGAAGGAGGACATGGAAAGCGGTGGTCTAGATGATGACTGGGTCTGGGACTATGATGCGGAGGACGTATCAGACGATGACTCACTATACGAGGACTAATATGGGAAAAGGATGCTCACCACGACCAGGACACAATGCTGAGAAGCAGAGTAAGAACCACGATGAGATTGACTGGAGCAAGAAGCTCAAGGACAGAAAGATAATAGTCCGAGTCAATGGCAAGCGTGTAGAGGATTAATGATTGAATTTACCAAGCACCCAATCCTCAAGCCACCTACGGATGAGGAGATAGTAGCACTAGGCGATATTGACCCAGGGCTACTGGTTGAGCTACACAAGGCTCACGAGGGACGTATAGAGGCTGCTGAGGAGGACCCACTCAAGTACGGCTTTGACCTGCCTGGCTGGAGCCGTATGCGGGACGCTCTGGATAAATACGATGAAGTTATTACCTTCGGGGGTAACCGTTCAGGTAAGACTACAGGATGTGCAAAGATGGTCATGGAAGCTGTAACCAGCAACAATGACGGTCACGTAGTATGCTTCAGTCAGAATGCGGACACATCAGTAAAGGTACAGCAAGCTGCAATCTGGGAGATGATGCCCAAGGAGTTCAGGAAGAAGACCAAGAGTATTGACGGTTATATTAACTTCTCAATGCAGAATGGTTTTACTGGTAGTAGCTTTATCTTCCCTGATACTCGGACACGTGTGGACTTCAAGACTTATACGCAGTTCAGTAATAACCAGACAATCCTGGAAGGTTTTGAATTCGGCTTTAAAAACCCTAGTAGTTTAAATATAGGGAGTTGGCTTGACGAATACCTCGGTGATGCGGCACTTGTAAATACGCTTAGATTTCGTTTGGCTACACGCAACTCCAAGATGATTCTGGGCTTCACGCCTATTGACGGGTACACTCCGTTCGTCTCGGAGTACCTCAAAGGTTCAGAGACACTGGAGACACGACACGCCAAGCTTCTAGGCAAGGAAGTCCCAGTTGTGCAGTACAGCCCTGAGAGGGACGCAGGAGTTGTGTACCTGCATTCCGATGAGAACCCCTTCGGTGGTTACGAACGTATAGCCAAGGACCTAAAGAACGAAAGCGATGACAAGATAATGGTACGTGCCTATGGGCTACCTACTAAATCAATGACATCATTGCTCCCGAACTTCTCACCTGAGATAAATGTTGTAAGTGATAAGCCAAATAAGCACGGTATCTCATTCCCTGATAAGGATAGTATGACTTGGTATCAGGTAGTTGACCCCGCATTCGCACGTAATTATGTAGCATTGTGGGCTGGTGTCACGGAGAATGATGAGGTATATATTAGAAAAGAGTTCCCTGATAGGGCTACTTATGGGGAATGGGCTTTATTCGGTGACCCCAAATGGAGATACGGACCAGCAGCTAAGAAACTAGGACTGGATGTTGAGGCTTACTGCGAACTCTTCAAGGATATTGAGGAGGACCTAGGTATTGATGTAATGGAACGAATCGGGGATTCACGTTTCTTTGCCAAGGAGAATGAGAACAATGTTGATTTGTTCACTAGATTTTATGACTACGGTATGAACTTTGTTCCGTCCGATGGTCAGCAAGAACAGATTGGTTGTACTGCTCTGGATGAGTGGTTCAATTACAATCCTAACTATGATATTGATGAAGCCAATCGCCCTCGCTGCTACGTCCACAAGGACTGCGAGAACCTGATTGATAGCATCATTAACTATAACTCAGCGGGGAAATCCGATGAGGCACTCAAGGACTTCTTTGATATACTGCGTTACCTGCGTATGTCCAATGGAGGAATGGGTCCTGATTACTTCGCATCAAACGAGATGGGTGTTACTACTCGCTCAAAAGGAGGATACTAATGCCTAAGAAAAAACTATCAATAATAGCAAAAGAACAGGAAGTTACCTTTGAAGAAGCAATGACTATTGCAACTGAAAAGCTACCGAAGGGTAGCACAACAGGTAAGGGGAAGAATACTTGGGTAACCGAAGAAGGAACCAAGATACTTGAGGATTCATTTATGATTACTGAAATCATTCCTAAGCACTACAAGGGTAAAGTACTGAATGAATGCCCGAACCCAAAGTACGTAAGCGTTGTTCACCAAGAAACAAAGAAACGTATTAATGTATTAGTCCCTCGCAAGTGGCAGGGAAAACTAAACAAAAAAGAAATTACTTATGAAGCCATCGAGGACATCAATGGAGCAAGTTACAGATATGTCGGAAAGCGATAAGCTCACACTGGACCGTAACTGGTGCAAGGAACAGACTAATAGATTCGCAGCATGGGAGATACTTAGACGTACTGTAATGCATGAGACTACATTACCCATGACAAATGGTGAGCTATGTGATATAATCGGCGTATCATCGAGTTATCCTATCCGATTACTCAAATCAATACAAAAACGACTAGATACTGACAATGCTGAATGATTCAATTTCTGAGTCCTTGACTTACCTTCAGGACGAACCCGACATCAAGACTCTCCGTTATGCTTATGACTCAACGGTCACTGAGCTTGATTCTTATTTTGACTTATGCCGAACATCCTATGATGACCGCCGTAACTGGTGGGCTGGCAAAAGCCGTGACCACCGCAAGCACGGTGCTGACGCATTCCCTTGGGACGGAGCAAGCGACATGGAGTGCCATGTTATTGATGAACGCATTACTAGACTAGTATCATTGTTCATGGCATCGCTCAAGCGAGCCAACGTCAAGGCATTCCCAGTTGAGGCAAGTGACGTAGCACGTAGTCGTATTGTATCAGGATTCCTGAAGTGGATGGTAACATCAGGCTATATCCCTCGTTTTTACCGTGAGATGGAACTAGCAGCTAACTATATGCTGGAGCGTGGTATTATTATTACTTACGTTGGATGGCAACGTGAGGACCGCCGATTCCTACAGGAACTGGATTTAAATCAGATTGCACAGATAAGCCCAGAGGTATTTGATGCTATTAATTCTGAGCTGGCTGATGAAGAGCTAGTACTTTTACTTCAGAATACCTTTGAAGGTGTTACTGAAAAGAGAGCAAAGAAAGCACTCAAGGATTTACGGAAGGGAGCATTCGCTGAACTACCAGTTGTACGCCGTCAGGTCAACGCACCCGATGTCAAGACACTAGCACCTGATGGTGACTTCTTCTTCCCCCCTTATGTTACCGACCCTCAGAGAGCACCTTACTGCTTTTGGCGAACGTACTATACACCGCAAGAACTAGAGAACAAAGTCGTCACCGATGGATGGGACGAGGACTTCGTTAATTACGTAATTGAAAAATTCCGTGGAGTTAATATTGATGGTATAGAACGAGAGCAGGAGGGTCGCCGTAGCATAAGCCTTACTGACAGTGCTTACGAAGCTGAGGAGCTAATTGAAATCTGTTATGGATACCAACGCCTTATTGACCAAGAGGATGGTGCTGAAGGTATTTACTGCACAGTATTCCACAGGGACTTCGATGGTAACGAACTAGCACCTGGCTACGCCAAGTTTGAATTACTAAACGGATACGAGGATTATCCTGTTGTTGTAACTAAGTTATCAGAGGATAGCAAACGTCTTTACGACACCATGACTATTCCCTCAGTACTTCGTGGTATTCAGAATCAAGTAAAGGTTGAGCGTGACTCACGTGTTGACCGCAATAGCCTAGCTACTTTACCCCCGATTCTTCATCCAGTTGGTCAAGCACCAACGGACTGGGGTCCAGGTCGAATGATTCCGTATCGCCGTAAGGGTGACTTGGACTTCGCTCCTACTCCTCCTGCACCTACTGGTTCAGTAGAAATGGAGAAAACATTACTAGAATTAGCTGACCGCCTTGTTGGTCTTGATGAATCCTCACAGATTAGCCAGACACGCAAGCAGTTCCTTGTTGATAAGTTCCTTAGTCATACCGCTGAGGTTATCCGCATGGCATTCAAATGCTTCCAGCGTTTCGGACCTGATGAAGTATTCTTCCGTGTAACTGGAATCCCTGACCCGCAAGTACTAAACAAGGGGAACCCAGATGAGAACTTCGATATTATGATT